CGAGAAAAATGTCCTTACACTTTTCGGTGAACTTTTCGTCTTCGCTTTTACTCTGCTTTTCCTTGTCCGAGTCCATCTTCAGATTCTTGAGACTTGGAGAGAATAAGTCCCATTCTTAGGTTATTTAGTATTTTATCTATTTTTTCTTCATTTTCTGGTGTGAAATTGTCAGATAGTTCATCTATGCCCTCTCTAATTAGTGAAAGAATCTGATCGACTTGACCACACTTATCTACATAAAGTTCTTTTTCTTTTGTTTGAGAGTCAGTAACAAATGATGCACTCATGCTGTTTATACGATTAAATTTTAGAACATACGTACATATCAAGTTATTTCGTCTGTCGCCTTGTATTTAACCATTCATAGGAGTGGTTTTACAGAAGGCGACGGAAGAAACTAAATTAACTAGCACGTATGTAAGTATTATTGCCATAAGTTTTTGTAATGTCAAACACGCTTATTCCTCAAATCGTTGGTTACGCAAGGGTTAGTACCGCCTCTGGCGAACAGATTTCGAGTCTAGAAACTCAGAAGAGTCGCTTGAAAACGGCGGGTGTGCAAAAGATATTCACTGATGTTGAAAGTGGCCGAAGTAATGATAGACAGGCTTTTAACGAATTACTCCAATTAATAGATAAAAAAGCAGTCAAAGAAATTGTCGTAACGAGATTTGATCGGCTCGGAAGAGACGCAGCTTTTGTTGATGCTGCTTTGGTTTTAGCGTCAAAAAAGAACGTCCAGATTAGAACAATTGATACAGGGGTAGTTGATACTGAATCACCTACCGGATTTCTAATGTCTCGGATATCAACCAGTCTTGCCGAGATGGAAAGCAAGATGTTGAGTATGCGAGTTAAAAAAGCAATTGATCAGAGATGGAAAGATGGAAAAATACCGAGAGGTAAAATTCCGTGGGGGTATCACAGAGTTAAATACGCTGATAAAGATCGATTAGAACTGCATCCAACTGAGGGAGAAAGAGCAAGAAAGTTCTTAGAAGTTTTAAAAGAGAACGGATATAGATTGCATAGAACACTGAAAGAGTTTGAGGATACCCCGCTAAGCAGAGTATCTAGTGTAAAGAAATGGCTTTATAATCCCGTCTTGAGAGGAGGAATTGGTTTCGTAAAAATTGGAGGCTACCAGTACAAGAAAGTGCTTTGGGGTTTGCATGAACCATTAATTAGACATGAAGACTGGTTCGCGGTTAAAAGAATTATGGAGTTTAATACAAAAGCATGGGGTTCTAGTTCAAAAGTGCAACCAAAACTTCTTACTGGTTTAGCTGTTTGTTCATGCTGTGGGAATCGTTTGGCATATTTACCACGTAAAAAAGAAACACATGCTTATGCCTTACGCTGCAACTTTCTTAAATGCGATTTATATCAAAAAAGAGTAAAGGCAGCAATGATCGTAGAGGCTATTAATAAGGCGTTAGCAAAACGATCAAAAGAACTCGCCAGTTTAACTGAGTCTGAACCGGTGGAGGTAACGAAGCTTCGCAACGAAATTGATAATTTATCTAAACTTGATGATTCTGATTTAAAGGAAGTTATCGAGAGGAAGAAAGAGAAGTTAACCGGTTTGCTTTTAACTGAGTCTCCGATTTTGAAGGAAAGAGCCGAGTTAATGGCGGAGCCCGGTTTTTGGCAACACGCTGTATCTCTTCCTGATACCCGTCTTCGAGAAATCTATCTTGAGTTTGTGCTAAAGGCTGTGGCAAATCCAACTGAGGTAACTCAAGTTGACTTGCGTATTTAGCTCTTTTATAATCTTCAATTAAAGATATGAGAACGTCTTTTACTGACAAATAAGTAATAAATTCTAGGAGAAATATATTAACTAGCTTTCTAGATGTGCAAACGTACGTTACTGAATATAGCCAGCGGAACTGTCTTTACATCTCGACTGCAAATACATTTTAGCTGCTTCTATCATAACATCATTAAGAGTCGAATCCTCTTGTGCTGCAAGAACTTTCATCTTTTTATGAAGGTACTCTTCTAGATTAACTGTTATCCTTTTCAACTAATTAGTAACAAATAATATCTAATATAAGTAAAAATTATATATGTGCAAAATACCTAAAGATTGTATACATAATTACCTAATTACGTATGTTTGTATCTTCTTATACTCTATAAATCTCGGAGTGTCATCTCTGTTTCAAATTTAGTTCTTCTTTTTGCACTTCTAAATTTACTTTTTCCTTTTCTTATCTTCCTAGCACCTTCTAAAAAGTTAACTGCTCTATGGATCTCGCCAGCGGTTGCCAAGCTAACTGACTTCCGCAACATTCTTATTACCGTTGTCCTTGGTGACTCTTCCAAGCTATAACTTAAGTAAGTTAGCTCAACTCTATACGGTGAACTTCCTAGATTCAATAGGCCAGCATTTTGTTTATCGCTCGCCTGATCCGTGGACTGGTTATATCAATGGGCTTCGCCAGCTAACCAGTAAGAAATTGCAGAAGCTAGCTGGCACTAAAACCCACTACAGCAAAAAGACTTTGATCGCTATGTTTCTAGCGCAGTAGGGTCTTGTTGGTAAACAGATTAAGGTCTTGTTGGAAATTAGTTAAGGCAGTCAGTTAATAGATCCGTAAATTCTTGATTATTTAGGCGTTTGATTCTAAGAAAGAAACCTTTAAGCATCTTTTTAGTTTGTGTGTAATCTTCATCGGGGTCTTTCCCTTCCTTAATTCCCCCATTCTTTAATACTTCGCTCTGTCCTCTCTTTATTTTAGAAATAGAACTCATGCTGCAATTAAACAATTCGGCTAATTCTTGTGTGCTGTACCAGTCCTTTAATTTATAGATAGCTTTAATTTGTCCATCAGTAAATCTATAGTGAGACGATTCACTTTTGCTATCTTTCAAACTCTCGTAAGTAGTAAATTTATGTAAGCAGCTTTTACATTCGCGCCGTCTTCTCGTTACGTGACCAAGTTTATTTGGGCGGGATTCAAGAACATGTGTTGAATACAATCCACATTTAGGGCAATACATCTAAGCTTCCTCCGTTGCTTTTAGCATGTTTTGGCTATGTAGTGAAGTTGTTTTGGAGTCATCCCAACTGACGTAGTAGTAAAAATAAGCTCTACCGCGTCTGTCCTTTTTGATAATGAAGTCAGTAATAGTGCCATATCTATAGCCTTTTATTTTTAACTCTTTAGTTACTTGTTGGTAGCGACCCGAGCGAGTGATGCACTCATTTCTTGCGACTTTCATTACTCTGTCTTGTGCTTGAAATTTTGGGGTACTCATTTGGCATCCCCCCAAGTCTCGGCGTAGTTTCCTTCTGCTATTAGTGCTATTTCGTCACCAAATATCTCTTTTCCGGCTTCTTCCATCACTTTTTTAGCCATTTCGAGTACTTTTTCGGCCTTTTCATGCACACATT